GCTGCAGTATCAGGTGCAGGTGTTTTTGCAGGTACTCCAAATATATTTTGGGGAATGGCTGAAGCAGGTGCAGCAGTTGGAAGCACATTTGGCGCAGCAGTTACTAACTTAGTTGGTTTTAAAATGAACGCAGGCGCAGCTCAATTATCAGCTTGTATTAAATCACCAGCAGGTGCTGAATTAGCTATAACCCCTACAGACGCAAATTTAGTTACTTTAGGAACAATGGCTCAAAATCAATTTATAACTTTAGGTTTTGAATTGAAAAACAGCCCAGCAACAGCAGCTAATAATAATATTAAATTAAGTTCTGTAACCTACTATATTAATAGACAAGCTTACGCTACTTGTTTTTCTAGAACAGCAGCAGGTGCAACTACTTCACAATTTGTAGCAGGAACTCAATCATCAGCAATAGCAGCATATGATGCTTTCCCAGCAACAAATACAGCAGCCCAAAGAATGGGTCTGACTTGGGACTTTGGTTTAACAGCAGCGGTAGCTAATACTTTAGGACATGATTACTTCATGGGGTCGCAAGACAGAGGCATTTCTTACGCACCTACTAATTAGTAACTATTTTGCACTAGGCTTTTCGGAGCCTAGTGCTTAAATAAAAAGGAATAAAAGTTATGCCAAATAGTTCATATGTAGCGTCGAAAACTTTTCTACCAACTACATCTACAACAAACATAGCAATAGCTGCAAGCAACACTTCTATAACTGCAGGAAATACAATAAGTTTTCTAACAAACACTTATTTCCCAGAATCTTTAAATAACCCTACTAATTTAGGTATGAGGATTTCTATATCTTCAGGTCAAAACATAGCCAATGCAGTATTTACTATTGTTGGAACTACTCCAGGAGGAGCAGCTTTAACAACTACAGTAACAGGTGTAAATAATAACACAGTAAGTACAACTGATAACGCAGCAGGAATTTTTCTATCTGTGGTTTCTATAACTGTTTCAGTAGCAACAGCAACTAATGTTAATGTAGGGACTTTAATATCAGCAACTTTATCAAACACAGGAATTATTTTTGCTGGGAGAACAAAAGTAAGAGGTATGCAAGCGTATGCATCAGGAACTGCTGGGACAATAGATTTCTACAATACGTCTTTAACAGGAACTATAGTTTCTAAATTTTATGTAAGTGATGGTGTAACAGGTGGGTATGATATTGAACCCTATATTCCAGACAATGGTTTATTATTTAAATCTGGAGCATATCTTGATATTCAATCTTCTCGTGTAGTAGAAGCAATAACAGTTTACTATGACGGTCCGAATCCAACAGGTAGTTAGAAAATTATTTTTAGGAGAAATAAATGGCTACTACACAAAATGTAAAAAGAACTGCAAGTGGTAGAATTACTTATAGAGGAGAATCTTTTGGTGGCTTTAACAAACCTAAAAGAACTCCAAACGGTCCTAAAAAATCTGCTGTTTTAGCTAAAAAAGGAACGCAGATTAAACTTGTTAGGTTTGGTGATCCAAACATGACTATAAAAAAAGACCAACCTCCTAGAAGAAAAAGTTTTAGAGCTCGCCATAAATGTGATACAGCAAAAGATAAGTTTTCTGCTAGGTACTGGTCTTGTAAAGCATGGTAGCTCGTAAAACAAAAAGCATTGATGTTCATTCGTTAGATGTGCAATACACAGAACTAAAAGTAGAGCAAGGACATATTGCTTCTCAAGTACATACTTTAGGTAAAGACATGAAGGTTGTTAAAAAGTCAGTTTTTCAAGCAAAA